AGTAAACTCCGCTCCGCTTGGTGTTGCATCTTCTGTTGCATGGTCAATAATCACCTCGTATGTTCCGTCCTCAATTTTTTCAAACCCCTCGAAAGTGTTGTCAAAATCTAAGTTAAATCCTGTCATTAATAATCATCCTTTTCTTGTTTTAGTTTTATTATTTAGTTGATTCACTTACACTCCAACCCAACTTAACTATTCTTTGATATAGTAAGTGGTATGATTTACCCGTCTTCTTAGCCAATTCTGCTATTGTTAATTCTTTATCTTTATAATGAACTTTTCTGCTGTTTGTTTTGTTAAACGATTGTTGTTCCAAAGTCACCCACCTGCAATTAGATGGTTCGTAGTTTCCATCAACATCTATTCTGTCTATGGATAACCCCTCTTTGTACCCACTTTCTTTAACCCATTCATAAAATCCATCAAATTTTTCCCATTCTTCACAATAGGTAATTCCTCTACCGCCATAGCTTGCATACCTTTCTGCCTTCTCGTTATTGCATCTTCTTTTCATGCTTTCCCATATTTTATATATCTTTGTGTATCTCATCCCGTGAGAAATGTTTTGTTGTCCAACCTTCTTTATACTTTCTACCTTTAAGCACCCACACGATCTAGTGTTTCCGCTAGTAATATTCCATTTTTTCACCTTGGTTAAATTGCCGCATTCACATTCGCAAAGCCAAAGATACGTTTTGTTTGCTTTCTCATTTGTCTTATTCAGTACAGTTAATTTGTTAAACTTTTCCCCTGCAATACCCAACTATAGCCACCCCCTTGCCTTCGCTTGATGATAAATCCAACCATTTTTATACCCTCTATTTTTCGCCAATTCCGCTAATTCAGCCATATTCTTACAATCAGAAGGTTCTCTAAAATCGAGTGTTACTTCTTGTATTTCTAGTTCGTTAATCTCTTCTAGTTCTGCCGATTCGTCAATATCGTAATCTTTTACTTCCTTGATTTCTGGCTTATGTCCACAAAATGGACAAACTAGATATTCCGGTGTGTATACTGCAAAACAATTTACACATTCTTTTATCTTTATTTCTGCTTGTGATTCGGTTTTTTTACTTCCAGACAAACTCCACTGTCTATCCGCATCTGGTAAACCATGTCTTCTGACGTTGTCTACATGATCGATTATGATTGATGTTTTCCCTGGTCTGTAACGCATCCCCCTCATTGACTGTTGAATATATAGAGAGAGTGATTGTGTAGGTCTAAGCATAATGACTGTCGAACAATCTGGAACATCGAACCCTTCCCCTATTATGTCAACATTAGTAATTACCTTTATCGCTCCATCACGAAAGTTATTTATGATTTCATCGCGTTCTTTTTCAGGTGTTTTTCCATCAATGTGCGCTGCATTTATTCCTTCTGCTTTAAATTCTTCGGCAGCTTGCTTACTTGCTTCCACATTGTGACAATATGCAATTGCTTGCTCTCCATCTGCAAGCTGTTTATAGTGCCTAATAACATCGCCATAGATTTTATTTTCGCTCATAGCCTTATCTATTGATGTAGAGGAAAACTCCCTCATGCTGTTTAATTTAAGTGATTCTGTATCGATTAATTTAGGTGCATAATACTTATATGGAGAAAGAAAGTTATTTTCTATTAACTGCTTTGCATTTACTTCCTCTATCAAGATATCGTTTATGTCACCTAATCCACTTCCATTTAATCTGATTGGTGTAGCTGTGAATCCTAGTCGTAGTACGTCTGAAAAGTAATCAAATATTTTTCTGTAACTGTTAGCTAGTGAGTGGTGGTTTTCATCGACTATAATTAGATTAGGTTTTTTAGTTTTCTCTAATCTCCTAACGATTGTTTGCACCATTCCAAACTCTACATAATCTAAATTGACACTATTTTTTATGAATGTGCTTTTAATTTGATCAATTAATTCTCTCCTGTGGACAAGAAATAAGACTCTATTTTTATTGTTCGTTGTCATTCGAGCTATATCGCTTATGATCACTGACTTTCCACTTCCACAAGGCGCTACGACACAAGGTGATTTATAACCGTCTGCGTATGCTTGTCTTGTTTTGTTGACTAATGTTTGTTGGTAATCGTGTAAAATGAATGTCAATCTGCATCACTTACTTTAAATACATCTTCTTGCTTACATCCCTTTCTGCTGTCTAATTGATTCTTAGCAAATACTGACGGACTAGGTTGTAATATGAAGCCCCTTTTAACTTCGTCATCTTCTACTTTGGAAACTAATCTGCCGACAACTTGGCACAACCCCATAAAGTTATTCATGATTGTTTTTCGTATATCTGGAAAACTTCTGTTGAATATTTGACCTCCCTCTGTTTGAAATTCATCTGTTGTTTCCCAGGCTAAATATACAACTCTTTTATTTAGTGAATTTATGAATCGCAAACTATCTATAATAAAGAAGTCGATTTGTTGGTAGTGTCGCATTTCTGGAACTCTGTTATTTTTTCCCTCACGTCCTAAGTTACCTAGCATCGACCTAAAAAGTTCGGACACGTTATCAAAAACTATATTGTCGTACTTGCTTAAGTCGTTATTAGACAACCATTTAATTAGATCGCTCCATTCAGTCCATGCGTTATGAGTGTCAAAATCCATTACATCTATATATTCGTTGCCCCTTAGTGGGTATTGAGTTTTATCAATTGCCACATATAATGTTTTTCCTTCTAAAAAATTAATCGTGTGAGTCTTTCCTGTTCCTGGTGGAGCATAAAGTAAATATGTTGCTCTTTCGTCTGTAATATCCTTTGCACTTGTTATTTTCATTCAATCACTCCTATCTAATTCGCAAACCCTCACCTTGCGTCAACTCGACACCAGGCATTTCATTTTCTTTTAACTCATTAATCAAACTACGTCTATCTAACTTAGGCTGTTGTTCTACATAAAATCTTTTCGGTATTAAATCTTCGTCAATCACCTTAATTGACGGTGGGTTTTTCTGTATATTGAAAGTAAATAAATCTGTCTTAATTCTCTTTTTATCGTTGTGTATCATCGTTTCTTCGAGCGACATTTTCATTCTCTTAATATTGTTATCTAGTGATTTTCTACGCTCTGCAAGTCGTTTTTCTTCTCCTCTAATCGCGTTAGATTGCGCTTCAAGGTTTCGTATTACTTTTGCATAACCGACTGCCTTGTCCTCAATTGCATCGTTTAATGATTCGAGAGTGTCCTCTAAACCGTCTTGTCCATCCTCAATCATTGCTTGGATTTCTTGATATGCTGCAGATAGTTCGTATAGATTCATCTAATTCACATCCCTAAAAATATTGTCGTTAGTTAAATAAGCATTCTTCGCATTTGCACCAAGATAATAAAAGCATTTAGCGCAATCCTCGGTGCAAAAATAACCATCATCTGTTATAATAAATTCATAACCTATTAATATTTCAGCTTCACAGTTTTCACATTCTTGGTGATGTGGGCTAAATATAGGTATCATAAAGTTCCACTTTTTTCTTTAGTCACTGTTGGCGCAGTAGCTTTTTTACACTCATTTAACATAAGATCAAACTCTCGCTTGCAATCTACATCATGCAAATCAGTTACTTGTTTAAAATCTTCATAACTACCACTTAAATTTACAACTCTGCAAGTTAGTGAATAAGCTGCTCTTATATCGAGTCCATCGTCAATTAAACTCATGTAGTGACTAACGTATTTATTCATCTGTTATCCTCCTTATTAATCTGATAAAAGTTATAAGCAATAGAAACTAACATAACAACCAAGACAGCGTAAATCTCCACACTTTCACCCCCCTCAAAAATTGAACACTATGAACATTGCTATAACGATAAATGCTACATTTACAAAAATTAATGCTGGTAATCTGTCTTTATCACTCATACACTTACTAACTCCTTGACTATCTCTACATACAGATCATTAACAAATCTATCGTTATCCTCATTAAAACTATCGAGCAAGTCAGCTAAGAGTTGAGATAACCTTTTGCGCTTTAATCTTTGATGCGCTTTACCTCCTAAAATCCCATCAAGTCTATTTCTAACTGTTTCGTATTGTTGTATTGTCATTTTGCTTCCTCCTAATTAAATAGTTCGTCTAGTGTTAGCTAACTTTTTCTTGTTCCTTGCGTTTCGCTTCTAAAATTCTTGGTATGGACGTTCTTAGAAAGAATTTTTTAATTTCTGTTAGTGTTTCTTCTGATAAGTTAAATCTTTCTTCAATTGTTGTTTGAGTCACACCTCGCATTCATACCAACTCCTTTACTTTAGTGACTGGAACAATACCTTCCTTTTCTTCGAGCAAGTCGAAAATGAACTTCTTGCCTTCTTGTGTCCAATACATATGGTCTTTCGATTCTTCTGCACTAACTGCGTACGTCTTTGATTGCGTATAGCCTTTATCTTGATATTTGTGATATAAGTACCATCTATGACCTTTTTTATACTGAACACCAAGCTCGTGTAGTTTTTTATTAAGTGTTGGCGCCCCCATTCCTAAGTCTTTAGCTATGTCAGTGATTTTTAGTAACGTGTTACTTTGTAAAACTAAATCGTGATAAGTTGCTTTTGGTTTTAATTCTTTGTTTTCCGATTCTAATAATTTGCGCTTTTCTTGTTCGTCTTTTAAGTTAGTAGCAAGTTTTATTAATGTGTCTGGGTTTAATAAGGCATCTTCAATTGTTTCTGGTGTCATATAAGCACCGTGTTTTCTGATTGATGGAATCACTTCAATAGCCAGCCAATCTTGAAACTTTTCCGCTACTTCGTTTTGTGCTTTGAAGGCTAACTTATAAACAAGTGATTCGGGAATTAAATCACCCTTCGCCACTTGTGGCGAATCAGTAGGGAGATAAGAATTAACTCGACTCCACCTAACGTATTGCGTTCCTTTTTTGTTATCCGTAATTCCTAAGGATTTAGCAACTTGTTCTACATCAAATAAAATTTGTTCACCTTCTGTTTTCGCTGAAACTTTAAATAGTTCATTTTCAAATGTTTGTAATTGATTCATTTATTTATCCTCCCTGTTTTTTTCCATCTACACCCCAACTCAATATTTAATGTCTTGGCAATTAGCGTTATTTTTATTAAGTGCTATTATGTACACGCTTGTCGCTTAGCTATCGAAAATGATAGATCGTGGCGTAACTCTTGCTCGATTAAATATTTAGTTTGGGTGTAGAGGATAATGTTTTTATAGAATTAAATTCTAATCATTTCCCAAAAAAAATATACTCTGATGGATATTGGTAAACTTCTTCAATTTTGTTAACTTGAGAAACCTTTACACTTGATGAATCTTTTTCCCAAGCGTGAAGCGTCGCTACCGATACACCCAGTAAAGGTGCTGCTTCTTTCAATGTATAGCCAGCGTTTTTTCGTGCTGCTTCTAGTGTTATTTTAGGTATTGTCATATTCACAAACAATCTCTCCTTTCTTGTCGTAATTTGTAACTGTCTATAACTATACTAGAATTAAATTCTAATGTCAATAGGTTTTTAGAAAATAATTCTATTTATTTTTAAAAAATAGAACATATTATTAGAATTTTATGTTATAATAAGAAATGAAGGGAGTGATATATAATGAGAGATATAGAAACCGTGGTATCGGATAATATACAAAAGCTATTAAAGGAATATAATTTAAGTCATGCCGATTTAGCTAAGATTGCGGACGTTTCTGTTTCAACTGTTGGTAAGTGGGTACTTAAAAAAGCCAGTCCTCGAATGGGTGCGGTACAAAAGATAAGCGACCATTTTAATTTACCTAAAAGTTATATATTAAAAGAAGAGACTTATAAATTACCTACACAGCAAAACGATTACACCTATTTCCCAACAGCCATATCTGCTGGACTACCTATTAATGTAGACGGTCAAACAGAATCAAATACAATTACGTTGTCTGATGATTTATTAGGAAGATACGCAGGAGATAAAAGTTTGATTGTGCTTAAAATATCAGGCGACAGCATGGACAAAATAATGACTGATGGAAGTATCATTGCAATAAAACCATTACCTATAGAAACGCTCAAAAATGGCGATATAGTCGTTTTTAGTAACGAACATGAGTATAGTGTTAAATACTATTACAAACAAGATGACAGGCTTATATTTAAGCCACATAGTAACAATACAGATCACTACGAACAGCATTATACAGTTAATGACAACATCACGATACATGGAAAAGTTGTAACTTACATCGTCAATTTAGATTAAATTTTTGCGCAAGAATTTAATGAGAGGACTAGCTATCCTCTCTTTATTTATAAGGAGTGAAAATATGGCAACTGCAATTTATATGAGAGTTTCCACTGATAAGCAAGAAGAGAAAGGAGTGTCGCTAGAAACACAAAAAAAGCAATTACAAGCATACTGTACGCTTAAAGAGTTGAAAGATATAAAAGAGTATCTTGATGTAGGAAGTGCCAGGACAACGAACAGAACTAACTTTAAACGAATGATGAACGATGTCGAAAAAGGCTTTATAAAAAATATCGTTATATTAAAATTAGATAGGTTAACACGTTCAATTATAGACCTAAATAAATTAGTAAGTAATCTTAATGATTTAGAGTGCGGTTTACATTCAGCTGTTGAAAATATCGACTCAACAACTGCAACTGGAAGAATGATAATAAATTTAATTGGTACATTTGCTCAATGGGAAAGTGAAACAATTAGCGAACGAGTATCCACGAATATGATGACAAATGCAAAAAAAGGAATATGGCAATCCACTGTACCTTTCGGATTTTACCTAAACGATGATAAGCGACTTGGGATAAATGAAGTTGAAGCAAACATACTTAAAGAAGCGTTTGATATGATATTAGACGGTAAAAGTTACTCTTATACAGAAAAGTATATATCCAATAAACATAACCTAGTATGGCGTGAAAATTATCTGAGGAGAAAAGTGAGGACACAGACTCTAATCGGAAACATTGAAAGGGGTGGGGAAGTAATAGAAAATACTCATGATGGCATTATATCGAAAAAAGAACAATACCAACTGTTGCAACGTTTAGAAGGTAACAGAAACGGAAGAACATCGAACATTGTACACAACGACATTTTTAGACGTAAGATAAAATGTCAAAAGTGTAACTACAATCTCGCTATGTCACCAGTGAAAAGCAGTACAAAAGAATACCTATACAATTATGTATGTAATAATTGCAGGGATAAAAAAGGAAAAACTGTATCAATAACCGAAAAAAGAATTTTAGTAGCGTTGGAGCAATTTATGACTAGTTATGAAGTGGGTAGTTTTGAAGGAGTAGATAATCCTGATAAAAAAGTGGACACGAATTTAAAAAGACGTTTAAAAGAGATACAAAACGAACGAGACAGAATACAGCGCGCATGGATAAAGAAACTTATGAGCGATAACGATTTAGAGAAATACCAAAAAGAACTAGATATCGAGCAGCTGAAACTAGAAGATGAACTAAATAAATTTGAAGCTCCTGTAACCACGAAGAAAGAACTAAAAGAATTAGTAACAACTTTCAACGAAAACTTTAGTCAATTAACGAGAGATGAAAAACGATCATTTGTACAGCGCTTTATTAAGAGTATAGAATTTAAAAGAGAATTGGTAGAGGGATATAAAAAGAAGTACAGTGTAGAAGTAACTGACGTTGTATTTTACTGACATTATAATCATACTTAATTAACGTTAGGTACTCCTAATGTTGTGTAATTATAATCATTGTCATTTACAGTATCACGTCGTTAATTAATCTACGATTACTATTATAGTGGTCGTTTTCTTTTGTTAAAAATAAATAAAAAACATTTACTTTATCTGTTGACTAATACGCATAAGCGTAGTATAATTATAATTAACAGGTCAGGAGGTGATGACCTAAACAAACAAAGGAGATGTTTGAAATGACAAAGAAAAACATGATGAGGTACGCACACCAGTTAGCTAAAAAATTAGTGAAGGAAACAGAAAATTATCAAATCGCTTTATCGTTTGCACTAAAGGAAATTTGGAGACAAGTGAAATTATACAATAAAAAACGCTTCACTAAGTATTCAATCGCTACTGCATTTGACAGAATCGGAAATCCTAATTACCGTAAAATGTTTGATAGCAACACTAACAGTGACGTTTACGGAGTGCCTGCTTGGATAATTAAGAATAACCTAAATAATGACGAGTCATACGCTGTATTGAATGAATGTGACTCAATGTCAGTAGTTAGAGAAACAGAAAAAGCGCAGTTAGTAGAGTTTGTTACAAATTATGGAAAAGTAACAATGTGGACACCTAAATCAGTGTTAGTTGCATAAAAAAAGAGCACTTAAATAAGCGCCCTTCGAATAATACTCGCAATATTATCTTAACACAAAGGCGCTCCAATTTAAAGGAGGAACGGAAATGAAACAGAACATCGATACATTATTTAGAATGACAAAGAATTACAGGATAAGCAAGGCTACTGGATTAGCACAAACAACATTAGGTAGATATACAAGCGGGAGTTCGGACATCGGAAACATGAAGTTAGATCATGCGATTACGTTAAACGAATACTATAATAAAATTAAGGGAGAAATTAAAATGAAAAACATTATCACTACATTACAAAACAACTGGAAAGTCGATGGAGAAGATGGCAAGTACGCTACAGTTTATAGTAACAAAGAGGAATTGCTAGATGAAATTGACCAAGAAATATTTGAGGAAAAGTATTTAAACTACAATATACCTGTTAAAGTGATTGACGAATTACAGTTTCCAATCATCACATTTGATGAAGAAGGTTCTGATAGCGGAGTGTTATTTGAAGCAGATGCTACTCGTGAAGAAATTATGAGTGAAGCAAACGAACGTTTTACAGCATTAGATGATGATTCGAGTGTTTGGGAGTATGACACATATAATGTATTTGAAGAGATGGACGTATTGCGCTTTGAAGATAAAAATGGAGATGTTTTAGGGTATGTAGCTTATGATGATAAAGAAAACATGGTAAACGAATTAAATAATGGAGTAGATCCATTTGATGAAGGTTGGGAAGATGGAGTCGGTAATGAAATTAATATTGATGGATGGGGGGAGGGCAACTAAGCCCTCTTTTACTTTCCTATACACAAAAAACAGCATATTTTTATACCTAGGATTGTTATTTCAAGCGTCTATTCACTTCTTTTCGTACTTGCTCATACTTAGACTTACTAATACCAAAATACTTCCTGCGAGCTTCGTGGCCATTAGGAATGCCTTTACCATTGATAATCTCGTTAGCAATCTGACTAACCGATTTACCGCTTGTTTTAACACTTCCACCACTTACACGTTTGTTTACTTCCGCTCGTACTTTATTGTAAGTTGATTGACTAACCCCTAATGATTTACGTCTGTTTTCGTGACCTGTGCCATGCTTACCTTTAATTACTTCATCTGCCATTTTAGAAATGGATTTTCTGCTAGATGGATGGATCCCTGTATTTACTAACTTTCTCACCTTAGCATATTCTGAATTAGATATGCCTAGCGACTTGCGCCTGTTTACATGACCATTACCATGTAAACCCTTTTTAACCTCGTTAGCCATTTGTTGTATTGTTTTAGTTGCAGTAGGTTTTTTCTTTTTGCCCGTAGCGATCGAGTTAACTTCTTTTCTAACCTTTTCATATTCAGATTTACTAATCCCTAAGGATTTACGCCGGGCATCGTTGCCATTACCATGCTTGCCAGCAATAACTTCTTTAGCCATTTGAGAGATTGATTTATTTGTTTTTGGCGGCTTGCTTGACTTTTTAGACGATTTAGCTGTAATCTTACCTCCAACAAAATCAACAATACCATCTGCAGTTAAATCAGCTAACTTATCCACGTCATCGATTAGTATCTTTTCATCGTCTGAATTAGATATAAACGCATACTCAATCAATATAGCTGGCATGTTAGTTTGTCGTACTACTGCAAAGTTGGCGCGCTTTTTACCACGGTCTCGAATGCCTATGCTTTTAGCAATTGCATTGTGTACAGTTGTCTGTAGTTGTTTTGTTTTATCACTGACACTACCGTTATAAATAAATGTTTCAAAACCTGTCGCAGTTGCTG